ACGCTGGCGAGTTTGCAGGTAAGTATATTGCAGCAGCTTTATTGTCTGCTCCAACTTTAGAAAAAGGCGGAATTACTATCATGCCTAACGTTAAATACAAACAAGTTATCAAAAGAGTAGCAACTGATGACATCATCAAAAATGCGACTTGCGACTTTGACCCAACTTCAACTGTAACTTTAACAGAGCGAGTTCTTCAACCTGAATCATTCCAAGTTAACCTACAATTATGTAAGTCTGACTTTAGAGCTGACTGGGATGCTATCCAAATGGGTTATTCTGCATTCGATGTATTGCCTAAGTCATTTGCTGATTTCTTAATTGCACACGCTGCTGAGAAAGTTGCTGCTGGAATGGAGACTTCAATTTGGAGAGGTGTTAACGCAACAGCTGGACAATTTGCTGGTATCATGACACAATTAACTACTGATGCTGCTTTACCTGCCGCTCAAGAAGTTGCTGGAACATCTGTAACAGCTGCTAACGTTATCGCTGAGTTAGGTTCTATCATTGACGCTTTACCTGCTGCATTGTACGGAAAAGAAGATTTAGTTCTTTATGTTTCTAACAACATTTATAGAGCTTACGTTCGTGCATTGGGTGGTTTTGCTGCTGCTGGAGTAGGTGCTAACGGTTACGAAAACAAAGGAACTAACCAAGTATTGGATAACCTTTACTTTGACGGAGTTAAAATTTTCTTAGCTAACGGACTTGCTTCAAACACTGCTTTGCTTTCTCAAACATCTAACTTGTATTTTGCAACTGGTTTGATGAATGATATGAACGAAGTTAAAGTTTTGGATATGGGTGACATCGACGGTTCTCAAAACGTACGAGTAGTTATGCGATTTACTGCTGACGCTAAGTATGGTTTTGCTTCCGACGTAGTAACTTACGGAATTGTAAATTCAGCTAACTAATCAAACTAAACTATAACGAAGGGGAGGTAAAATGCCTTCCCTTTTTTGTTTAACATTAAAAATAAAAAGACATGAGCTGTGATATAGCAAACGGAAGATTAGAAGCGTGCAAGGATGCAATTTCGGGACTTCTAAATATTTACTTTATTAACTACGGTGATTTGAATACATTATCTTCAAGCGTTGTTTTTGATGGTGATGACCAAATTACTACTTGGTACACTGCAACACAAATTAACCTTTACAAATATGAATTGAAAGGTGCAAATGGTTTTGAGCAAACTATCCAAACTTCAAGAGACAATGGAACAACTTTTTTTGAGCAAGTATTGACTATTCAATTAAAGAAGCAAGATGCTGTAACGCATAAAAACGTTAAATTGTTAGCTTACGGACGTCCAAGAATCGTTGTTGAAACAAGAGACCATCAATTCTTTTTAGCTGGTTATGACCAAGGATGCGACGTTACTGCTGGAACTGTGTCTTCAGGAACTGCAATGGGTGACTTCAACGGGTATAACTTAACATTTACTGGAATGGAAAAAAGCCCTGCATACTTCATTGACTGTGCTGATGAGGCTGGATTAAAAGCTATCTTTACTGATGGTGCTGATGACGCTATTGTAGTTACTTCTTAGAATTGTCTGTTAATAATAGGTTTAAGACCCTGCCTTTTTAGGTGGGGTTTTTTATTTAAGAAACAAATCCGTAGTGAATTAGTTATATAAGTATGATAGTTTTAACTACTTCAACAAATCCACAAACATTCGCTTTAATTCCGCGAAATGGAGACTTCGATACTGTTGAAATAACTGACGACCAAACTAACGAAACAACGGTTGTTGAAGAGTGGGGATTTACGGCAGGCGATTATTATTCGACATTGGAAGTTGAGGTTGAATTAGTTGAAAATCATTTTTACAATTTGGTACTAAAAGACGGAACGAATATCGTTTATCGTGATAGGATATTTTGCACTGACCAACCGATAGTAACATTTTCGGTTAATAATGGGCAATATACTTCGAATGCTACAACAAATACTTTTATAGTTTATGAGTGATAACAATATACACGTAATTAATTTAAGTTCTTACCAAACGCCATTAATCCAAGAGTCTAAAAGAGATAATTGGGTTGAGTTCGGTGAGGACAATAATTACTTTCAATATCTAATTGACAGATACACGTATTCAACTACGAATAACGCCATTATAAACAATGTTAGTAGATTAGTTTATGGACGTGGTTTAAGCGCGTTAGACGCTTCTAAAAAGCCAAATGAGTACGCTCAAATGATGTCTTTGTTTCATGTTGATTGTGTACGTAAATTAGTAGTAGATAGAAAGATGTTAGGGCAGTGCGCTATTCAGGTACATTACTCTAAAGACCGTAAAAAAATTCTTAAGGCGTATCATATGCCAGTTAATCTTTTACGTGCTGAAAAATGCAATAAAGACGGAGAAGTAGAAGGTTATTATTATTCAGATAACTGGCAAGACGTAAAAAAGTACGCACCTAAAAGAATTCCTGCTTTTGGGTATTCAAATGAGCAAATAGAAATACTTTTTGTGAAACCTTACACGGTAGGAATGAAGTATTACGCTTATCCTGACTATCAAGGAGCTGTTCCTTATGCTAAACTTGAGGAGGAGATAGCAGATTATTTGATTAATGAAGTTCAACACGGTTTCAGCGGTACAAAGGTTATAAACTTTAACAATGGTATTCCTACCGAAGAACAACAAAGTATCATTACAAGCAAGGTAAACGCACAATTAACGGGTTCTAAAGGACTGCGAACGATTGTAGCATTTAATGCAAGTGAAACAAGCAAAACAACCGTAGATGACATTCCGTTAAATGATGCGCCAGAACATTATTCGTATTTAAGTGAGGAGTGCTTACGTAAGATTATGTTAGGACACAATGTAACAAGCCCGCTTTTATTTGGTATTGCTACAACAACTGGTTTTAGTTCGAATGCTGATGAACTTAAAAATTCAAGTATTTTGTTTGACAACATGGTTATTAAACCTATGCAAGACGAATTACTTGAGGCGTTTGATAGGATATTAGCTTATAATGGAATTACATTAAAGTTATTCTTTAAGACTTTACAGCCTTTGGAGTTTATGGACTTAGAGAACGCACAAAACGCGGAACAGGTAGCCGAAGAAACAGGAACTGAATTAAGCGCTGTAAACCCATTAATAGAATTAGGCGAAGACGAAAGCTCTGAATGGTTATTAATTGATGAGTTTGAGGTTGACTACGATACAGACGAAAAAGAAAACGAGATTCTAAACGGAGAGGTAAAACAAAGTTTATTATCTAAGGTTGTTAACCTTGTTAGTACTGGTTCGGCTTTTCCTAACTCAAAAAGTGAGCAAGACGAAAATATCGAAGGTATTAAATTCATTACTCGTTATGTTTACGCAGGTGAAACTACCGAAAAGACGAGACCTTTTTGCAATCAAATGATTAAGGCTAATAAGATATATCGTAAAGAAGATATTTTAAGAATGGGTAACAACGTTGTAAATGCAGGTTGGGGTCCACGTGGTGCAGATACTTATTCAATTTGGTTATATAAAGGCGGTGGTAATTGTCACCATAGATGGAACAAACGAGTGTATGCAAGTTTTGAAGGCGTAGGTATCGATGTTTATTCTCCAAGAGCAAGACAAGTAGCTTCAAGAAAAGCTGAAAAATTAGGTTATGTAATTAAGAATCCAAACTTGGTAAGTCAAAGACCTATTGATATGCCAAACAGAGGGTTTTTACCAAAAGATTAAAAGATGGCAGAAGCGTTATTGATTACGAGAGACGATGTAGTAAAGTTTACTGCTATGAATGGCAACGTAGACACGGATAACTTTATTCAATGGATTAAAGTAGCTCAAGATATTCACATTCAAACATACTTAGGTACTAAGTTACTGGACAAAATAAAAGATGATATTGTAAACGATGATTTAGGTGGTAATTATTTAACGCTTGTAACGACTTATATAAAGCCTATGCTGATACATTGGGCTATGGTTGAATACTTACCTTTCGCGGCATATACAATCGCTAACAAAGGCGTATTTAAACACAATTCAGAGAACGCTACAAACGTAGAAAAAGACGAAATTGATTTCTTAATAGAAAAAGAGCGTTCAATAGCTCAACACTACACGGAAAGATTTATTGATTAC